TGCGCCATCGCATACGCGAACGGGCCGACGAGACCGAGCGCGCCGACCAGGCCCGAGAGCGGCGCGAACGGCTGCGTCCCCTGCCCGGTGTTGTACCAGGTCTCGAAGGTGTCGGTCCCGACGAGCCAGACCAGATTGTTCTGATCGACAAACATCGCGCGCCACGGATCGGCGAACAGCGACCGTTGGAAAAACTGCCCCGCGTCCCAGACCGTGAAATTGAGCAGCGCCGACAGGTTGACCTTCCCCGTCGTCCCGTTGAACGCGAGCCCGAACCCGCCGGCAAACGCGACATGGGTATAGCCGCCCAGGAGGTACGGGCCGCTGAGGGTGTTGGTACTCAGGTCATAGCTATAGACCTGGCCGCCGCTCGCCACCGCGACCTGCCCGCCCAGGACGCCGTTGTAGGCGAGCTGCGCCGGGTTCCCGTCGAGCGCCACCGTGCCCCGCCGGGTCGCGAGGCCGTTGACGTCGAACTCCCAGAGCCCGCCGCCAATCACCGCCAGCAGGCGCCGATCCGCGACCGACAGGAGGCCGCGCGTGCCCACATCCGGCAGCACCCCCGCCCCCGGGGCCGGCAGCGCGCCCCACCGCTGGAAGCCCGGCGTCGGCAGCAGCGCCGCCTGATTCGTGCCCCCGGCCGGCAGCGTCTCGGGATACAGGTTGACCGTCTCGGCCGCGCTCCCACTGAACGCCGCCGCCACGTCCGACCCCCCGACAAAGCCCGGCCATCTCGGCATCAGGCCACCTGCCCGGTCCGATAGTCATACGTGCCGCCGCGCCCGCCGGGCACGCCGCCGTCCCGCGTGTCGGCGTCGTTGACGCGCCCGCTGTTGGTGCCGAAGACCTCCGCGAGACACTCCGTCAGCGCCTGCTGCGAGGCGGCCGCGAACTCCCGCGCGAAACTGGGCGCCGCTTTTTTCGCCGTCCACAGGCGCAGTAGTTCGCCATAGCCGGGCGGCAGGTCGATCGTGTCGGTGTCCGCGACCGCGAGGATCTCCGTCCACGTGACCAGATGCAGCGGGAGCGCCTGGCTGGGGATCGGGTAGAGCCCGAGCCCGCCATCGGGCCAGGCGGGGTTATAGACGTAGGATTCCGGGATCGCACTGGTCAGGGTCGGCAGGCGGATCGCGTCCCACCAGTCCTGCGAGCGCGGGACGAGGGGCTGCCGCGTCGTCCCGCCGGGGAGGTCCAGGACCGCCGCGAGGATCCGCACCGGGCGCCGCGGCACCGGGATCACGCCCGTGGGCCCGAGGGTGTGGATCCCGAGGCCCGGCGTCAGGACGGCCACGGTGTCCTGCTGTCGGTACAGCGCGTGGGGCGTCACGGCGAGCCGCTCGAGGATCTCGTTGAGAAACCCGAGCACCAACGCCTGATCCTCGGCGCGCACGACGTCGCCGCCGCGCGCGACGCGGATCTCCGCCAGCGCGCCGTAGATCAGATCCGGGACCGGCGTCGCCATCCGGCGCCTACTTCCGGCGGTGCGCCGTCGCGTCCCCGCCGTCGCGCGTCCCGGCCGCCGCCGTGAAGGTGAACGTGAGCGGCGCGCTGGGCGTCCCCGCCCCGTTGCGCACCGTCACCGGCACCGCGTCGGGCCCGAGCCACACGCTCATGTCGATCCCCGTCGTGACCTCAGTGTCGGACACGACCGTGGTGGGCTCGTCGTGCCCGGCCACGCTGATCGTCGCCCCCGCCAGGAAGCCCGTCCCCTGGACGTGCAGCGTGAAGGACGGCGCGCCAATGGCGACCGTGGCGGGCTCGAGCGCCGTGAGCGTCGGCGTCGCCGCCCCGGGGCCGTTCACCACCCCCGGCCAGCTCCACGTGCCCACCCCCTCGCCCTCGAGGACGTCATCGACGAGCTCGGCGCCGCCGTGGCCGCAGACAAACAAGCGCACCGTCGCCGGGACCGTGTCCCGCACGGCTTGAATGATCGCGGGCGTCACGATGGCCGGATTCTGCGGGCTCTCGACCTGGTGATACAGCACGACGCGCCCCAGATTCGGCCCTTGTTCGGCCGCACTGCGTGCGCGGTGCGTCGTCACGCGATCCGGCACGGGCGGCGCCGGCGGCGCGGGCGTCGGGTCCGGCGTCACGTCGGGCGCCGGCTCACTTTTCTTCACAGGCTCAGTCGTGGCGGTGGTCATCGGATCTCTCCTCGTGTGCGGATCGGGCCCACGCGACGCCGCGCGGACCCGCGGGGTTAGCGTTTCCGTCCAGGCAGCGGCGCGGCGGCGTCCGGCCGCGCCCGGAGCGCCTCGGCCCGCGCCAGGTACCAGCCGTCGGCGATCGCGGCCGCTTCCTCCGCCGGCGTCTCGACGACGATATACAACGGGCCGACGCCATCGTCGGCCGTGCCGGCCTTATGGAGGTGCTTGGGGTACTCCTTGAGCCCGAGCCCGAGCGGGTCCGTCACGTGCTTGGGCGGGTTCATCTGGTCAAACGCCATCCCCTCGGCCATGCTCACTCCTTCTCTGTATTGCGCCCGGAGACGGAGACGCCCGACGGCGCCCCCGTCCGCGGGGTTAGGCGCAGGGCACCACGACCGCGCACTGCTCCGCGAGGCCGATCCCGAAGCCCCACGTCAGATCGAAGCGCGTCGTGAGACTCGAGGTTCGGTTGTCCCAGTCCTGAATCAACCGGATCGCCAGGCCGGTTTTTGGATCCTGGTACTGCTTGCAGAACTCAGCCTTGGTGGGTTCTTCCAGCTTCTTGCCCGCGATGAAGAACGCCCCCGGATAGAGCCCCAGCCCGAGCTTCCCGATCTTGCCGTTCGGCGTCGTCGTGCCCGGCCACAGCGTCAGCGCCGCGCTCGGCGCCGGCAGCGCGTCCACGTTCTGATAGTGGCTGCCCGGCCCGTAGATCGGCGGGTAGATCGTGAGCGTCGCCGTGGTGCCGGCCGCCGTCACCGGCGCCATGATCGAGAACGTCTTGGTGCCCGTTGCGCTCACGCTGTTGGGCGTGCGGGTCATCAGGTTGACCTCGTTCACGTTGGCGATCGCGATCTTGTCGCCCCTCTTGAACGTGTCGCCGCTGGTGCAAATGATGTTGATCGAGCTGCCGCTTTGGGCGGCCGCCGCGCTCATCGTCACCGCGCCCGCCCAGGTGCCGGCCGTGTGCCGATACAGCGAGTTGCTCGCGTACCAGTCGAACGAATCGCTTTTCTGGATGAACCCCGCGCGGAACTGCCGGCTGATGTCGAGTTGCGGATTCGTGAACGCGTTCGCGCTGGTCTTCACCGCGCGATTGACGACCGGCGGCAGGAACAGCCCGAGGTTGTCGTCGTCGACGGGACAGCCCATCTGCGTGAGGTACTGCAGCGCCGCGCCGCTCGTGGTATCGAACGTCGTCGGGTTCGTGCCGAGCGCGCCGACGACCATGTTCGCGTTCTGCGCCGCGAACTGCGCCGCGCTCGATTCGATCTCCTGCCGGATGTAGGCGACGGCCGGCTTGAGGTAGATCTCCTCGACGCGGTCCTCGCCGCGCTCCATGTCGAGCGCCTGCTCGATCGACGCCCACTCGAGCGCGATCGTCGCCGTCTGGTCGATGCTGATCGTCGTGGTCGGCCGATCGAGGTTCTGCGCCGTGAACGTCATGTCGTTGCGTTGCACGACGTAGCGCTGCGAGAGCGGGACGGTCATCGTTTTCCCGATCGCGAACTTCTGCGCGTAGTCGCCCGAGTACTCGTCGGAGAAATAGGGCGCAATCGCGAGCGTGTTTTTCAGCAGGGACAAGCCTTTCATGGCGACCCAGCTGGTCTTGTTGAACGTATTCGTGGGCATGGCAGGGTCCTAGGAGGCGCTGCGCCCGGCCGTGCGCTGGCGGATCTTGCGCTGCATGTCGGCGGTGTCGAAGGCGGCGAAATCGCCGCGCTCGAGCGCCGAGCGCACCGGGTCGGCCGAACGGCCGGCCCGCGTCAGCGTGGGCGGGGGCGGGGGCGCCGAGGAGACACTGGACGAGGCCGGAGCCTCCGCGCCGCGGGCGGTGTCGGTCGCCGTCAGCGCGGCCTCATAGGCCAGGCGGCCCTCGAGGCGGTGAAACTCCGTCACCAGATGATCGATATGCGCTTTCGTGCGCGCGGCGGGCGGGAGGGCCTGCAGGTGCGGGGGCAGCGCGACGAGCTGCGCGAGCAGCTGCGGATCCGCCGAGACGGCGCGCAGGAACGGCACGGCCTGCGGACTGTCGTAGAGCAATTCGCCGATGATGTGCACCGGCCCCGGCGTGACGCCGCTGCGCCGCGCGTGGTCGATCCCCCCGAGGCCTTTCGCCTCCTCGGAGAGCTGTGCGACAAACGCCGGGTCCGCCTCTTTCGCCGCCGTCAGCCGCTCACGGAACGTCTGATCGCGGGTGATCAGCCGGGCGTGCTGCTGCTGCGCGGCCTGCTGCCGGCCCTGGACCTCGGCCTGCTCCGCCTGCAGGCGATCCTGCAGAAAGAGCGTCTGCGCGGCGGTGTATTCGGGGTAGGTATCGAAGTCGTCGACCTTCGGCGCGTCCGGGAGCGCGAGATAGCGCGCTGCGCGCTGCTTTGCGGTCTCTGGGGCGGGCGGGCCGTTGGGCGATCCCGGCTGGCCGTGCGGCGATCCGTTCGACGATCCGTTCGACGGCGACGGCTCCGGGCGCCGGGGGCTTTCCAGCGCGCGAATGCGCTGCTCCTGTTCGGCGATCCGCCGCTCGTAGTCGTTGATCACCTGCTGGCGGCGGGAGACGGTCCGCGCGCCCGGCTCGGCGCTCGGCTCGCTGTCGGCCCCCTCCGGCCCCGACTGCGCGCGTGCCGCCGACGGGACGACGTCCGGCAGGTCCTTCCCTTGGCGTTTGGCGACGGCCGCCTTGTCGAACGCGCCAAAGTCGCCCGCCTCCGCCGCGGCGCGCTGCGCGCTCACGGGGGCCGGGGCACTCGAGGCGGTCTCAGGCGACGCAGGCGCAGCCGGGGCCGCGCCCGCCGTCTCATCGGCCATAGGGTTCGGCTAGTGTGCTGAAATAGCACACGCAGACGCAAGCATTATTCGTGTCTGGTGTGCGGTATCAGGACACACGACGGCCCGGCTACTGATCGCGGCGGTCCGGTGTGGCGCGCAGCAGCTCCCCGACCGACGCGCCCGCCAGC